TAGCACTACCATAAATAGCTTTATATTCAGGATTAAGTCTTTTTCTAGTACCTCTTGAAGTTTTTTTAGATATAAACTTAGGTATTCTTTCTCCACCCAGCAAAGAGTTTTTAGCCATCGCATCTTTCAGCTTTTTCTTTTTTGCTTGTGCTCTAATTTCATTCATTTTCTTTGGGTCTGGCATTTTCTTTCTCCTATAAAATTATTTAAATAACCAAGTGGCTACAATCCCAGCGATTACGCCTAGGCCACTAAACATCCACAAAGCGACCTTACGGCCACCACTTAGTTCAGATAAAGCCTTTTCTATACGGTCTATCTGAGTGTCCATCTTGTCTACCTTTAAAATGATATGGTCTATATCTTTCTTCATATGGTCTATTTCAACTTGATGAACCGCTACTGTTTCTTGCACTTTATCTTCCATGTTAACATTTCCATCTCTTACGAGCCTGACGTAACCTTGAGTTAGGATTCTTAGCTGCTCCAGGAAACTTCTTCATCTGTCCTGCACTACGTGCACAGAATGATTTACGTCTCTTAGCAGCTTTCGAACCTTTTTTAACCTTTCCAGTTACTGCTGTTTTTAATTTACTACCAGGGTTGGCTTTACGATAGGCTTTGACACCTTTCGTTGTCATNCCTGCTCCAGATTTAGTCTTTCTAAAATTACCAGACTTAACNGAAGTCTTNATACCCATACCCTTTTTTCTGGTAGTTGCCATAACTATCTATCCACAAAATAANACTGTGTTGGTAACATTAGTAATAGTAATNACAGCAAAATCTGNAANACTACTNCCGTTTGATGTTGTTAGTATACCCATACCAGGGAGGAACATGTCCTGTGTGCCAGTNGCACTAGCTGGTGTAGCTATGTTTAACAACTCTGTACCTGAACTACTATTTAAGTTCATTTTAACACTACCTGCTGAACCACTAGCTAAATAATAGAACCCTTTTAATCGAGTTCTAGGTAAAGCTATTGACCCAGTTGTTCCTATACTTACATTACCTGCTGAAGCACCTGAAGCTGTAATACTTGTAACTTTAGCAAAAAAATTACTAGAGTCAGCTGTACCAGTATCAGCACCCGTGACGACTTCTGTAGTTGAGTTTCCTGTTAGTGCATCAGCCACAGTAATACCAACGATAGTGAAAGTATCTCCACTGTCGTCTCCTGCTGAAGTAAATCTAACTTTATAACCAACCCCGTTAGGGCCTGCGTCATCGGTGAGTAAGGTCAGAGCCCCAGCACCCGATATGGATGCTGCTGCTCTATAGTATGTAGCACTTGTGGAAGGGGTTACTGCCCATATATCTCCATTACTGCTCATATTGTTCTCCTATTAACTAACTGCTGCACTAAAAGGTGTAGCTAAGTTTCCAGTACCACCTGTGGTAACTGAAACACTCCATTTAGTTGAACTGATAGCTGTACATGTGATTGTAGCGTGTGTTACACCACCTGTTGTGCTTCCGTTTAAAGTAATAGTATCTGATGCAGCTGCTGTTACAAAACCTTCTGTATTATCATCTGTATCTGTGTCAACGATTGTCGCTGAACCAGTCATAATATCATTTGAGTTTGCAACTTGAACTACTAAGTCTCCAGTTTTTGTTATTGAGTTAACTATTGTGAATGTAGCACCAAGGTTATTTAAATTGTCAATGTCAGAACCTGGTCCTGAACTTGCTCCGTCTGCTGTTGCATTTAATGCTGGTAATGTGTAAGTTACTGCTCCAGCAGCATCGTTATGTACGATTTTGCCTGCGTGTGTAGCGACTGTTAAAGCTACGCTTGAGTCAGCGTCTACGACATTACCTGGTCCTGTGTTAATAAATCCATTTTTGGATACTACTGGACCCGAAAAAGTTGATGTAGCCATTATATATCTCCATACAAAGTTAGAACTTATCTATCGTGTATGCGTCTGTTCGGGGGCAGTTAGATAAGTTATGTTGTTCCCGATAGATAAATTATACCTATTTTAAAAATAATTAAAAGCAAAAAGAAAACCCAGCGAGAGATTAGCTGGGTTTCCAAAGTAAGTGTCCAGAACTATGAAAAACTGAACACTCTCAAGTGTGCCTATTAAGCACCTTGTGAGCCCCACATTCCTAATGGGTCGGAAAAACCGAATGAGTATCTTTCACGGGCTTTGTATCTTACATTACCTGTGTCGAAGTCACCGTCCATAGATGTAGTTAATGGTGTTCTTACAAAGTATTTCATACCATTTGGTACATCTGTTGTTAGGAAGTATCCATCAGTATCAGTTAAGTAATGATTGATAACATATCCTTCAGGAATTGCACCGTTGTTTTTCAATGCGTTGATATCGTTATCAGCTGTACCGACTCTTTGGTCAGTATCTAATAAACGTGTAGCAACAAATTGTAACGCTGGTGGAATAATTAGCTTACGTGGTTTCGCAGCAATCAATAAACCTCTTTCATCAGTCCAAGCAGCTATTTGAATAACCGCATTTTCTAATGATGACTCGTTTAAGTCAGCAGCTGTTGATTGAGTATTGTTGTTTGTACCACCGTTTACTAATGGATGGTCTGTAGCGAATAATGATTTACCATCTCCACCATTTGCATCCGAGAAACCATTGTTTAGAATGTTCGCAGCTTTTACTTGTTTAGTATTAGCCATTGAACGTGCTAAAGCTTTTGTGTATCTCGCAGATAAAGTATCGTAAAGGTTATCCTCTACAGCTTCTTCTGTTAGTGAGAAACCTAAAGCTATGGTTTCATGGTTGTATCTAGCTGTGAACGCTTCTTGAGCATTGTCATAGGCGATGGCTGAACCTTCGTCTTTAACAGGTGCTTGTCCAAAACCAGATAGTTTTGTTTCTTCTTCAAAACTACGTTCTGATGTTTCAGATTCGTAGATTTCTGCGTGCTCTTCTCCATAACGACTGTATTCCATTCCGAATAAAGCATTAAGGCCTGGGAGCAACTCTTTTAATAACTGAGCTCTTGAAATTGCCATTGTTTATTCTCCTTTATATACCTGTTGCGTTAGTGTAAGAATGTTGAGCAATATTGAACTTCACTAACACATCGGTGTAAGCATCGCCTACTTGTGAGTTTGGTGAGTCAACAAAATCAACAATTCTGAATCCCTGTGTAGTAGTCGCTACTGTCGCATCTAGTGCTGAAGTAGAGTTACCTGTCACAGTTGAACCAGTTGATGTAGATTGTACTGCAGCTAATGGAGCGTTTGCACCAAGACCAGCTTGGGCTATTGACGCATCAGCTTGTACTTGAAATACTACATCAGGGTCATCGACAACATAACCGACAGCATCAGATGCTACTGTGCCTGTTGGCCAATATTGAGCGAAAACCTTTTGTTTTGAGTTAGGGTCTGTATACGAACATCCAACGAATACGCCTACTGTTCCTGCAGGGAAAACTGAAGAGTTAGAACCAACTGTGGTTACTATCTCAAGTGTTCCTGCTGTAACGATAGATACAACGCTCCCGTTAAAGATGTTAGTGCCATACCCAGACGCTATTTTAATTTGACGAGTAGAACCAGCATAAGGCTGTCCACCAATCAAATTTACGGGCTTAAGACCGTAAGGTGCGGCTGTTGATGCCATAATATAATCTCCTTAAAAAATTATCTTTTGCCTTTAGTCACAGTAGATTTTTTATCAGAAAATAACGGCATTCTAGGGTCGTTCTGTCTCATTAGGTTGTTATCTACAGCCTGTTCCTGAGCTCTAGCTTTTTCCTTAAAATATTCATTTCTCTGGTCTACCATTTCCTGTGGCATTTTACATAATAGCAGTCCGCCTACTTCAATACCGTCTTTGAATCTTGAGTTAGGGTCTGCTGGTAAATTTACTTCTGGGTGCTCTGAATGTTTCACAGGTTCCCAGCCTTCACGCATACGGGAAGATACATTTAGATTATCAGCTTCATTCACCAATGATACTCGAACCCAACGATACGCCCAGCCAGCTTCATGCTTGATTTCTGGTAATGTTGAACGAGGTTCCCATTGTTTATTTCGAACTTCAGTCTCTTCACGAGTTACTGCTTCTCTACTTGTGCGATTTTTAACTTTATTATCCATTTGTACTCTCCGTTTTAATTAATTCACGTGCATATTGCTCTGGTGTTAGCTTGAATTTCTTTGCTAAAGCTAACTGTGTTTTAGTCAATCTAACCTTTTTTGGGCCAGTTGACCTCGTTGCTGGAGCAACTACAGTTGAAGGTTTGCGTTGGGCAGGTTTTGCCTCTTCCAACGTATCAGTGTCCCCAAAATTTTCTGGGAATCGTTTTTGCATAGTACTATCTATACTACGGTAATATTGGTCAGACGATGGGTCTATCCCATTTCTAACTAATTTTTCATGCAGTCCTAATGCCAATGAAGTCATTTCTTCGTCCTGTCCAAACCATTTGTTCTTTTCTTGCCAAGCAAGAGCTTTTGCATCTGGTTGTGGAGCTGTTGGTCTAACTGTATCTTGCTCTGAAGATAACGTATTTTCTTTGGTTTGTAAAGTCTCTTTACTAAATTGAGGCTGTCTATCACTAGCTTGACCTAGTTTATATTGAGCTTCGTTCATTTTAGTTTGAGCTTCTACTAATTTTTCACTATCACCTAAATCATAAGCATCTCTATATTCTCTTTGAGCAATAGCTAATTCATTTGTATATTTATCTTGAAGAGTTTTAAGATAATCAGCTTCACCTGTTGAAAGGGTTTCTTTAAGCTTTTGATTTTCTTGCATTTGAAATTTAGCTATTCTTTCAGCTTCTTTTTCACGTCTAACAGAAGCTTCTTTTTCACGCCTTTCGTCATGCCAAGCTTTTTTAAGTTGACCCATACGTTGTTTTACTCTATCTGAGTATTCATCCAAAGTATCAGCTTCAAGCTCTTCTTTAATATTCTCAGGTAAAGGGTCTCTGTTTCTGTCGGCTTTAGGAGTATCATCTTCTACTTCTATATCAAATTCTAACTCCTCTTGTACAGGGGCAGCTTCTTTTTTAGGAGCTTTTTGAGCAACTTCAACATCACCTGTCTTCTCCTCAGAAGCAACCTTTTCAGCTGCGTCAACCTTTACCTCAACTTCTTCTCCTTCCATTTCTAATTCTGCAGGAATTTCATTGATTATCTTTGCCATCTTTACTCTCCATTTATGCACGTTCGTAGCCACGTGGGTCATCCACTACGGCTTCTACTGTGTCGTCATTAATAATGCGAAACTCATTACCAAAAATTTTGATTCGAGTTCCAGAATATGCCCTAGTNATAACGAAGTCTCCTTCTTTACACCAAGGACCTGTTGGGAAACGAGCTTCATCTTTATAAGCTGTGTCTCCTAATTTCATCACAAATAAAACAACTGTTGAATGTTCTTCAATGTTTTTTGTTTTATCAGATTTGAGTATCCCACTTTTGTAAGAATCTTCTACCTGAGGAACTGCACATAATATGCGATAGCCTTTAACATCAGGTAATTGTGCGGGTTTAGTATCTTCAACATCTGTTTGTGGTGGACTTATTGGTGCACCTGATGCTGATACTATTTCTTTAACTGGCGTTTGTATTTCACTCATCATCTTCCTCCATATTTCTCATCATAGAAGCAATAAGACCTTGAGCTACTTGAAAGCCTCTGATAACACCACATGCGTGCATATATTGTGCGTACTCTTCAGCTCTACCTTGTGCCATATCATCTTTCATGCGTTGCTCTTCCTCGCCTAATTGACTAGCGAGAACTTTTAACGTTTCGTCCATCATTCTCTCCTGTTTTTAAGTTTGCGTATTATTACGTTCCTTCTGTTGCTTTACGGCTTCCGCACCTAATTTAGTGCCTTCCATAAATTCTTTTGCATCCAAATCTTTTTGATGATTGACTGCGTCAGCACCAATCTTGGCACCAGCGATTCTTTCTTGTGACTCTAGTTTATCTTTTTCTAACTGAAGTCTTGCTACATCAAGAGTAGCATCATCGGTCATTTTCTTAGCTTTTGCTTGAGCTTCCATTTGTTTAATTTGAAGCTCTTGTTGTTGCATCTGTATTAGTGGGTCTTGCTGTTGTTGAGCAATCTGTTCTTGTTTAGCTTCTGCAGTATTTTTTTGTAATAGCTGGTCAGCTGATTTAGCAACAAGTCTAGATAGTTCAACTTCCACATCTTCAGGTAATGGTTCACCTGGAGGTGGTAGAGGAGCTCCAAGCTCTTCTTCAATTTTATTTCTATATGCAAAGGCAATATGTTCTGCAATATGTGCTTCCATAGCTGCAAAAACTTTATTAGCGTTTGGACTTTGTCCTATAAGCTCTCTAACTTTAGGGTCGTTAATAAATGCTAAATGAGTTTTAATATGTGCCTCGTGGTCTTGATAAATAAATGCCTTGACAGGTTTACTATTAATAATATTCATGTTCTCTGTAACAGGGTCCATAGGTTTCATATTATCTTTTTGTGGTATTAATTTTTCTGCGTTCTTAACACCAAGTACATCTAACATCTGACGATTAAGTTCTACCATGTCGTAGATGTCTGGGTTCTGTTGTGCTAACTGCATAACCGCTTGGTACTGAACTACTTTTTGTGACATAGTTGCAGCATTAGGGTCACTAACAGGTATGACTTCTACCTTATCATAATCACTTTGTTTAGCTTCTCTTGAACCTGTCTCAGGAGTATATGCATAATCCTCTGGAGTAAAATCTCTAATAATACCTTTGAGTAATCTTAGTTCTTGTCGCATTGAATGATGAATACGAGCTTGAACTGCAGACATAACTTTTAGTGTTCTTTCTAAGATAGCAAGTGTTGTTCCTACAGGAGCATTAGCTGACATGTCAGAAACTTTTAAATCAGCTGCACTAGCAAATCTTCTACCCTCATCAATAATTTGATTCATTAGTTGATTAAGAACTTGACTTGGTTCTTTATAAGGGAGCGGTAATATATTATCTCTAATACTACCTGATGGTACATCTACATCTCTAAACTCAGCTGGAGATATAGGTGTTTCATCACCTTTGATACGTAAACCTCTAGACTTAAACCCGCCTGGTAAATTAGATAGTGTACCTGCATCTACAAGTTGTCTTAATATCATAGTACCTGATTTAGCAAACGCACCTATTAGATGTATTAAACCAAAGTGATAAAAACCAAAACCAGGGACATAACCATAATGCACAAAGTGTTGACGTTTTTGTCTAGTCTTATCATCTTGACTCCAGTTACGTCTAATAGCTAAAACTGTGTTAGTAGATTTTTCTATAGTTACTACATAAGGTAATGCTATTCCTGTTTTCTCTCCATCTTGTTCATCTTCGTAACCTTCTAAGTCAAGGTCAACATGCATCTCTAATATTTTCCAACGACTATCAGTTGTAGCACTAAAGCCCATCTTCTCGGCTATCTTTTTCTCTACATCATCTAAGTCATAAGTTGGTTCACCTAAATCTACATCTTTATAAAATCCTGCTACTTGTAATTTACGTAACTCATTTTGTGTCTTACGCATTACATGAGTAACTCTTTCTGCACTTTCTAAATCAGATGCACCGTAAGGTACAACTATATCTTCTGCAGGAATATACATAGACACT